GGCGCGTTCTCGCTCGGCTACGGCGAAGCGACCGCGGAAGAAGGCATCACGATCGTGCGCGCCGGCGACAAGAACACGATGACGATCGGCTCGGACGGCGAGGGCATGCACAGCCTGCATGCCGACAAGTCCGGGCAGGTCACGCTGCGCTACCTCAAGACGGCACCGATCAACGCGAAGTTGATGGCGCTGTACGACGCGCAGTCGCTCGACAGCCGGCTGTGGGGCAAGAACCTCATCGAGGTTCGACAGACGGCGGCCGGCGATGTGACGACCGCGCGCAGCTGCGCGTTCAAGAAGGCGCCGGACCTGAAGTACGCGAAGGACGGCGACGTCGTCGAATGGGTATTCGACGCGATCAAGATCGACAACATCCTCGGCCAGTATTGAACATGGCGACTGAAATTCAACTCAACGGCGGCCGGTACGTGATCGGCAAGCTGAGCGCGATGCAGCAGTTCCACGTGTCGCGGCGCATCGCGCCGATCATCCCGCCGATGATCCCGGTGCTGATGAAGTTCTACGCCGAGCTCGAGCAAGCCGACGTTGCGCGCGAGCAAGCGCGCGCGAACGCTGCGCTCGCGGCGCTGGCCGAAGGCAAGGGGCCGAGCGAGGCCGCGGACGCCCCGGCGGCCGACAAGTCCCGCGAGATGCTGTCGATGGTCGACGCGATCGCACCGGTGCTGCAACCGTTCGCGGACGCGCTGGCAGGCTTGAAGGACGAAGACGGGTGGCGAACCTCGGCCCTTTTATCAACGGGCTGCTTACCAGCCAAGCGAGCAGCCCGGCGGCGACGTAGGCTGGATCCGCACGCTGCCCGGCGGCGAGGATTGGCTGCTCGCGCCCGTACATGCGCAGATGTGCCGGTACGAGTCACTGCTCGACGGAACGCTCGGCCTTGCCGACGTCGCGCTGATGAACGATTCACTCGCCGTCCGGGCGGACAACGACGCGGCGTACCGCCGCAAGATGGAAAGAGAAAATGGCTGATTCGGTCGTTATCCGGGAATTCTTGGTAGCTCTTGGATTCCGAGTCGACGAGAAGGGCCTGAAGAACTTCAAGGAAGGCGTCGAAGGCACGACGAAGGGCGTCAAGCAGCTGATCGCGACGGTGTCTGGCGCCGCGCTCACCGTGAGCGCCGGCGTCGCGGCGTTCGCATCGAAGCTCGAGCGCCTCTACTTTGTGTCGCAGCGCACGGGCGCGTCGGCGGCCAATCTGCGCGGGTTCGAGTTCGCCGCGCGCAACATGGGCGTTTCAGCCGAGGCCGCGACAGGCACGATCGAGAACCTCGCGCGCTTTCTGCGCAACAACCCGGCCGGTGAGGGTTACCTTGCGACGCTGGGCGTGCAGACGCGCAAAGCAAACGGCGAGCTGCGCGACATGGTCGACATCATGTCGGACCTCGGCAAGTCGCTGGCCAACAAAGAGCCGTGGCTCGCGAGCCAGTACGGCAACATTCTCGGCATCGACGAGAACCTGATGCTCGCGATGCGCAACGGGGACTTCGAGAAGTTCCTGAAGCAGTACCGCGAGATGTCGAAAACGACGGGCCTCGACAAAGCCGCGGACGACTCGCACCGGTTCATGACGCAGTTGCGCGGGCTCGGCACGACGTTCGAGAACCTCGGCATCCGCGTCGAAGGCGCGATGCTGCAGAAGGTCGGGCCAAGTCTCGATCGCTTTCAGCGCTGGATGGACGACCACGGCGACGAGATCGCGAACAGAATCGCCGACATCGCGAGTGCCATCCTGAAAGTGGCCGAGGTTGCAGGGCCGGCGCTCGCAAAGCTGGCGGACACGTTCATTGCGCTCGATCACGCGACGGGCGGCTGGTCGACGAGGATCCTGTTGCTCGGCGTGGCGCTGAAGGCGCTCGGCGTTTTCAGGATCGCTGGCGGCATCCTGAAAATGGCAGGCGCGCTGCGCGCTGCGGGCGCTGCCACGACTGCAGCCACCGCTGCCGGCGGCGGCCTGCTCGCGGTACTCGGGAGTCTCGCTACAGCAGTTGCTGCAGTTGGCGCCGCATTCGCCGGCTGGAAGATCGGTGATGCGCTGCGCGACAAGGTGGATGGGCTGATTTCTCAGCTTTCTGGCGGGAAGTACCGGTCCCTATGGGATGCCCTGACGGGAACAGATCGTCGCAGCTTGGGCGCCACTGGCGGCTACACGCAGGCCGAGATCGATAGCGTGAAGGACGATGGGGGCGCGAAGCTGACGCCGCCGCGAGGCGCCGCTCCGGCTGCATCACCGTCGTCTGGAACGCCGGCGGCGTCAGGCGGCAGCAACCTGTCCGCGCCGGGTTTTATTGATCGCGTGCGCGCGGCCATTGCCGCAGCCAAGGAATCTGAGCGCAAGTATGGCGTACCGTGGCTGGTGACGTTCGCGCAGTGGGCTCTGGAGAGCGGGTTCGGTAGCAGCGGCCTGTCGAAGCGGAGCAACAACCCGTTCAGCATTCAGGCGACCAAGGGCCAGGACTTCGTGTTGGGCTTGGATCATCGCGCGGATGGCACGCCTTACCAGGCGAAGTTTCGGCGATTCAAGACGCTTGAGGATGCGTTTGACGCGCATGCGCAGTTGCTGGCGAAGGGCCGCCCGTACGCGAATGCTCGTCGACACATGGGCGATGCATTTTCATTCGCCGATGCGTTGACCGGTGTCTACGCGGAAGACCCTCAGTATGGGGCCAAGCTCAAGTCGATCATGACGCGAGCTCTGGGCAACAGCGAGTGGCTGGCGCAAGGGCCGCGCGCTCCGGCTGGCGCCATGAATTCGTCTGCATCGGGCGGTCCGACGAAGGTCGAGCTGCATCAATCCACGCAGATCCACGTGAACGGCTCGGGCGATCCTGCGGCGACCGGCCGCGCGGTCGAGCGCGAGCAGCGCGCGGTAAACGCCGACATGGTGCGCAACCTACAGGGGGTGATCTCGTGATCCTCGATATGATCATGATCTCGCCGAAGAAGATCGGCAGCATCACGGTGCAGGTCGCGATCGAGGAGATCTACAACGATGAGCTGGTGATCACCGAGCATCCGGTCGAGCAAGGGGCGCAGATCAGCGATCATGCGTTCAAGCGTCAGCCGGATCTCTCGATGCAGTGCGGCTGGAGCAACGCCGATTACGAAGCGCTGCTCGGCGCGGCAGAGGCGACGTTCGACGGCGGCGGCCTGCCGTCGGCACAGTACATCAACGCGATCTACTCGCAGTTGCTGGCGCTGCAGCAGGCGCGTACGCCGGTCGATGTCACGACAAGCCGCCGGATCTACCAGAACATGCTCCTGCAGGGGCTGCGGCTCACAGTTGATGCGAAGACGTCGAATGCGTTGATCCTGACGGTGACGGCCAAGCAGATCAAGATCGTGTCGACGCAGGTCACGACGCTGCCGCCGCGCGAGAACCAGGCCGATCCGGCGTCGACGGCCGAGACCGGGAACGGTGGCACGAAGGCCGCCATGCCAGCGACGCCGGCGCCGGGCGGCGCGGTGCCGCCGGGGAGTATGTGATGCCGAGTTTCTTCGAGATTCCGTTTTCGCCGCGCCCGGAGCGCTTCACCGTGACGTTGAGCGGGACCGACTATCGCCTGACCGTCCAGTACCGCAAGGCTGGCGGTGCGGGGTGGGTGCTCGACATTGCAGACGCCTCGGACAACCCGCTGGTGTCAGGCATCCCGCTGGTGACCGGCGTCGACCTGCTCGCTCAGTACAAGCACCTGGGGTTCCAAGGGCGCCTGTGGGTGCAGGGCGCCGGTGATCCTGACGACGTTCCGACGTACGAAGATCTTGGCATCGGATCGCACGTTTTCTGGGTGACGGACCAATGAGCATTGAGCAGTTCGGCCGGAAGGTATCGCTGATCATCGGCTTCGACAGCGGAGAGGCTCTCGACCTGTCCGAGCTGCGGATCGTGTTCCGCGTGCAGCGCGGCGATCTGCAGACGCCGAACTCGGCGCGCATCCGCGTCTACAACGTGTCCGCCAATACGGCACGACGAGCCGGAAGTAAAGAATTCACGCGCGTCGTCTTGCAGGCCGGATACGAGGGCAACTATGGGATCATCTTCGACGGCTCGATCAAGCAGGTGCGTCGCGGGCGCGAGAGCCAGACCGACACGTACCTCGACATCACCGCGGCGGACGGCGACTCGGCCTACAACTTCGCCGTGGTCAACACGACGCTCGCGGCCGGGTCAACGCCCGCGGATCACGTGGCGGCAGTTTGCACCGCGATGAATCCATACGACGTGCGGCAGGGTTATCTGCCCGACTTGCCGTCGAACCCGCTGCCTCGAGGCAAGGTGATGTTCGGCATGGCGCGGGACTTCATGCGCTGGACCGCCCGCACCACGCAGACGGTCTGGAGCATCCAGGACGGAAAGGTCGTTATGGTGCCGGAGACGGCGTACATTCCTGGTGACGTCGCCAAGATCACATACGAGACAGGCATGGTCGGGCTGCCGCAGCAGACGGCGAACGGCATCGAGGTGAAGATGCTGCTGAACCCGAGCGTGAAGATCGGCCGGTTGATCTGGCTCGACAACGCCAGCATCCAGCGGTACGAGTACAGCTTGAACGTCGGTCAGCAGGCCGAGAATGAGCGGATCGAGATGCAGGCGAAGCTGCAGGACGATGGCTTCTACTACGTGATGCTGGCGGAGGTGAGCGGCGATACGCGCGGCCAAGAGTGGTACACGAGTGTGATCTGCTTGGCGGCCGACGTGACGGTGCTGCCCGATTCGTTCAGGGACAAGGCGGCGGTGCCAACCGCTGACGTGATCAAGCGGTTCGGTTAGCGGCCGTACGTCGGCAGCGCCTTGATGGTCATCGTCGTGTTGTCGCCGTTGCGCTTCACATCTGCGCGCGCGAGCACGTTGAGCGGCATCGATTTCGTCGGCATCGTCGGCACGATGATCACGGCGTCGCCGTCGATCGTTTCGCCCCAGCAGCCGATGTCCCACACACCGCGGTAGGACTCGTAGCGCCGCATGTTCTTCGCGTTCGCGAGCGGCAGGTCGCACTTCTTCCCCGTGTACAAGATGGTCGGGAATTCGTTCTCGACGGTCACGCCGACCTTCATGCCAGCAAACGGGTAGATGTAGGCGTCGTCAGCGACGGCGGCGAGCGGCGCGAGCAGCGCGGCGGTCAACAGCAGTTTTTTCATTTTCATCCCATGGATCGACGTGAAAGGGTGGGCGACCCGGAGGTCGCACTGCGTGAAGCGTTCGACGGCATGCGCGCGGGCGTCTGGACAGCACTGCCCGGCATCATCCAGTCGTTTGAAAGCGCCGCCGACCGGCCGCCGACTTGCAGCGTACAGCCGGCGATCAAGGCGCTCGTGCGCGGCATCGACGGCACGATCCAGAGCGTCGCGCTGCCGTTGCTGGTTGACTGCCCGGTCCAGTTCCCTGCTGGCGGGGATTGTACGTTGACGTTTCCGGTGGCGCCTGGCGACGAGTGCCTCGTCGTCTTCGCGTCGCGCTGCATCGACGCTTGGTGGCAGTCGGGCGGCGTGCAGGAGCAGGCTGAACTGCGCATGCACGACTTGTCAGACGGGTTCGTGCTGCTGGGCTTTCGATCGCGGCCGCGCGCGCTCGCCGGCGTGAGTGGCACCTCGACGCAGCTGCGCAGCGACGACGGCGCGACGTACATCGACCTGAACCCGACGCTGCAGAAGGTCAAGATCGTCGCGCCGGGCGGGTTCGACGTCGTCGCGCCGCTGTCGACCTTCTCGGCCGCGGTGACGATCACGGGCCTGCTGACGTTCGTCGGCGGCATGGTCGGTAGCGCGACGAGCGGCGCCGCCGCGGTGTTCAACGGCGTGATCCAGTATATCGGGCAGGTCTTCGCGAATGGCAAGCGCGTCGACGTTCGGCGGGGGCGCGGCCGACTTCCTCGCGAACACGCCCGAGACGGTGGCACAGGCCGTTCTGACTCGGCTGCGCCTGCTGCGCGGCGAATGGTTCCTCGACACGACGGCCGGCATGCCGTGGGCGACTGACGTGCTCGGCAAGTATACGAGCGGCAAGTATGACGCTGCGATCCGCACGTGCATTCTCGGCACGCAAGGCGTGACCGAGCTCGTCAGCTACTCGAGCAGCGCTGATCCTGAGACGCGCGTGCTGACGGTCACCGCGACGATCAACACCACCTACGGCACTACCACGGTACAGGC